TTCCTAAGACTCGTTCGCTCTAAATTTCACTAAAAGCATTCAGTGTCGCATCCAGAATAGAACCCCTGCAACTTACAACCTTCTAGAATTCAGCAAAATGAAAAAGTGAAAAATCGTCCATGTTATAATAGTAAATAAAAAAATAAATGGAGAGCAAAAATGTTTGAATGGAAACACCCTAACTATTATAAAGAACTTAAAAAGCTAAGAGAAGAGGCTGAGAAGGAATTAGAGGAAGAAGAACAAGAGCAAGATAAAGAGGAAGATTAATGCTTCCTCTCGTATAATGTACGCCACCTTTTTCCGTTAAAATAATATCCGCTTATTTTTCGTTTATTATTTTTTTTATTCTTTCGCTTCACCCCAGCTCCTGCCCAGTGCAATGTCAACTTTGCTAGGAACTTTAAGATTGTCGATAGCATTTTCCATTACCTCCTTAACTTTATTTATATCATGTTCTTCGTTTATTGAGAAACACAATTCATCGTGAATTTGTAATAAAGGTTGATAACCCTCTTTATAACAATTTATCATAGCTTGTTTTGTTTGATCAGCTGCTGATCCTTGAATTAATCTATTTAATGCTTTGTAAGTAAATGCTCTACGAATATTATTTCCATAAATTGCTTTTGCCTCTTCGTATTGCATTGCTTTATTCATTCCAAAAGTTGATGGCTCCCACATATCAAATCTACATTTTCTTCCTTTTATAGTTCTTATAAATCCGTATTTAGATGCACTGTTAGTTACTTCTTCAGCTAATCTTTTAACAAATGGCACTCTGTTATTATATTTATTTAATAAATTTTCAGCTAAGTCTTTTGAAATACCAAGCTCTCTACCTAACTTAGCTTTACCCATACCATAAAATAATCCTAAATTTATTGTTTTGGCTTGTGTCCTGGATATGCCTGCCATGTCCGCAACAATCTGATGAAAGTCTGCTGCCTCATTTTTATATGCTTCTATAAATTCATCAGCTCCAGAAAAATTATTATTTACACTTGCAGCATAGTGAGCAACTAATCTTGGCTCTTGTTGTGAATAGTCAAAGCTACCCCACTGTTTACCATCTTCAGGTAAAAATAAACTTCTAATTTTATCACCATATTCTTTATTACGTGCAGGTATTTGTTGAAGGTTAGGGTTAGAATAACTTAATCTACCAGAAACTGTACCACCTTGATCAGATCTTAGTTGATTTATTTCAGAATGTATTCTACCTTTGTGCACAAATCTTTGAATGGAGTCTATGAATGTTGAATGGAATTTATTTATTTCTCTTGCTTCTCTTATTAATTGGGCTATCGGGTTATCACAGTTTACTAACCAGTTTTGGGTAAAACTTGGTTCTTCAGTTTTCGGTGTCCGTGGGTAATCAACTCCGATCCTGTCAAACACCTGAGCCACAGATCTTGCAGCCCATATGTCTACATCAATAGTTGTTTCTTTTTTTATTTTACCTAACACCTTAGACTCTTTTTGTTTAAAATCTTTTTTTAATGATGCAGCTTTCTCTTCATCTATTCTTATACCTCTCATTCTTGTGTCAATTAAAATAGGTAACAGCTCCATCTCCATATCCCAAACATCATGTAAATTCTGTTTTGTTATTTCAGTTTTAAAATGCTGCCACAGCTTTAAGGTTAGGCCTGCATCTTGTTCTGCGTAGAACCCAACATATCCTGCTGGTAATCTCCATAGATCCGCTTTTGCATCAATACCCCACTCTTTTGCCTTTTCGTTTAAAAAAGTCTCATTCTTAATTTCACCTAGATAATCTTTAGCACACGCATTTAAGGAAAAACTGTATCTATTCTCATTAACCAAAGCTGCTGCTATCATTGTATCTACTATGGGTCCATTAATATTAAATCCGTTTACCTTTAACCAACCCACATCGTAACTTGCATTATGAAAAATTTTTACTGCTGGTGTATTTAAAACCTCTTGCATCCAGGCAACAGTAATTCCTTCATCCATATTACCACCTGCATCATGGTGTATAGGAAAATACCATTGCTGATCAAAAGCTGCTACAGCAAAGCCTACAATATGGCCATCAAATGTAGCCCACCCTGCTCCTTTTGTTTTAATGTTTGGATCTTTAGTTTCTAAATCAATTGCTATTTCTTTTGCATTTCGTAAATCTGGATACTCTGAAGGGCAGACCCAATCAGAGTCGTTATAAATAAAATTTAATTGATGTGTCATTTCAAATATTTAACTATAAAATAAGTTATAATGGTAGCAAAAATTATACAAACCATGCCTATTAATAAAAATAAAAAACCTAATTTAACTGTCATCTCTTAATTTTTTGATTTCTAATTCACAGTAATGAATTATTTTTTCTAAATCTTGTATTCCATTCTTCTGTTTATACCTACAAACGTATTTCACTACATTACCTTGAAAAAACGTTAGCTCATTTTTTGATATAAATTCAAATGGTTGGATGGCCATATCTTTATAATGGTCCCCACCGATCTGCCTATCCTGTGGAAATACGTCATCAAATATATCTTTGTTTGTCATAGTTTGCCTCATATAGTTTATAATATTTACCTAATGGAAAATTGTACTGATGGTAAGTTCCTAATAAGTGTAATGTATTTTTAGATCTTGTGGCTCCCGTATACCACACCCGCAGTTCTTTTACTTTTTCTTGTATATTTTTTTTATCAAAGTGTGATGGAAAATTACATTTTGAAGCTAACACTACGTTATCTGCTTCACCACCTTTTACTTGATGTATGGTATCTATCGTAATTTTTGGTGGTTTAGATAAGTCTACACCTTCTTTCATTAACTTTTGAAAGTATTGTTTTTCTTTATCTTTGAATTTTCTTTTAAACACTTGTTCCCAAGATCCTTTATCCTCTCTCATACCACATCTGAGATGTAATTCATCAAAATTAAACACTTGATTTGGGTGAGCAAAAGACCATTTTTTGCTGTCCTGTGACCGGTATCCGTGATCTATGTTTAATAAATACTCATACATGATACAAGCTTCAGATCTAGTGAGCACTCCACCATCACAAATTTTTGCCCAATATTCTATAGCCAGGAAGTGATTCGGATCAAAAGATTTATTATTCTTAACATCTTGATAATACAAACCGAGATTCTTAGCCTCAATTTGTAATTCTTTTTTTACATCGTTTATTCTAGCTAAAACCATCCAATCACCCTCTAAATCCCAAGGCACTTTTTTTAATGTGTTCCATTTGTATATGGCTCCATCTTTCTGATTAGAGTAAAAATCTTTTTGTACTCTGTTATCCCCCATACTATTTAGTAAACATTTGGAAAAGAAATGTATGTTTTTATTTAATCTAACAGACTTTTTTAATACTAAAGCTCTACCAGGAAAACTTTGAAATAGAGCAACATCTGCACCATTCCATTCGTAAATAGCTTGATCATCATCACCTGCAATATAAACTCTATCTACTTGTTTAGCTATTTTAACAACCATGTCCCACTGTAAAGGTGTAAGATCTTGAGCTTCATCCACCATCAATACTTTAAATGGAATGACTAAGCCATGTTTTATGTATCTCTCTACCATGTCAGTAAAATCTAACCTATCAGGTGTCCGTTGTCCGTTCTCCATTTCCATAGTTTTAAATTGTTCGTAACCTGCAATAATTGATTTGAACTGTTGAAGTCGTACAGCTTTTCTAGGTTGTTGTTTATATAATGATACAGGATCCACCTTCATGTTTCTGGCTCTGTCGTAAATTTGTAAAGACCAATTATTAAAAACTTTTTGATCATCCCAACTATCTTTATAATTGACTTTTATAGTTCCATATTGGGTATGGAATATAAGCATGTCAGCTTTTGGATCTAAAACGGGAATCTCAGCAAACTGTTGTCTTGCCAAAGAATGTAATGTTCGAAAATATTTGAAATCATCTTCGTTATATTCTTTGAATTTTTTTCTAACTCTGTCGATACACTCATCAACGGCTTTGTTGGTAAATGATATGTAACAAATCTCATCTGGTGAATATCCTTTTTTTAAATATCTTTGCACTCTTTTTAACAGATTCTCTGTCTTACCTGTACCTGGTGGTCCAAATATTTTAATTGTTTTCCCACGGAGCTTTTGGCTTATTGAATTTGACATCCTTATTCCTGTGTTCTGTTTGTTTAGGTAGTTTAACAATCCAATGTCGACTATCAATACCTTGAAATTTTTTCTTAGGTTGTGCACCTCCTTGTTCTAAGAATCTTGTGCATTCTTTTTCATTCCAATTGTAACCCATCTTTTTTATAAAAGATCTAAATGTTTCTAATTTAAACCTCATTTCTTTATCATCTCTCCAGATGTTACCTGAGTCTATTTGATCAAAGTCTGTAGTATCTTCTACATCTTCTAAAAATCTAGACATTCTAGAATTAAATACATCATCTCTTTCCTCTACCGCATCATAGCCTTCCATATCTTGTTTGTTCTCCATGAGCTCCTCAAGCCAATCTCGATAGGGATCTGGATCTCTTTTAGTTGGTTTCAAAGGTCTCCATACAATATCATAATTTAAAAGCTGCTCTCCTAATAATTGCTGTTGATACAACTGTTTAGTTGATAGTCTTATAGACTTACCCTGAATTGGTAAAATCCAATATGGTTCTGGATATGAATTTACTTTTAATAGTTTTCCGACCTCTGGGAGTACTTCGTTAGCACCAATCCCAAGTTTACGCTTAACGCATTCACTTGAGACGCAATGCATTCGAGCAATACTTGTTTTGCATTTGTACGCATATTCTTTATTTTCTACACCTTTAAATATATTTTGCAATTCTTTAGGATGTAACTTCTCATCACAGACTTTACCCATCATATCTCTTGTCCACTCTTCATACATTACAGGATCTGGGTTTATCTTTTTTGCTAAAACAGCTACATTAAACATAGCATCATTTCTACCCTCACCTTTTTTTATTTTATTTTTCATAAAATTTACTACACAAGGTGGGTAATCTTTTGTTTCATCATCTTTAAATATTTTTAATTTTTTAAATTGTGCTGTATTAAGTTTAAATTTTTTAACAAATTCATATAAATTTTCTAATTTTATTGCATTACCCTCATCATCCATAGCAACTCTGGTTGTCATATGTGCTTTTTGATATGGTAAGTTTACAAAATTACCTTTTCTTTTATCATCCCAAAGCTCAGGTGTAAGATCAACTTCATCTTGTGCAGGAAATATATCAGTGGTAGTATCGTTGATTCCTAGATCAGAGGCTATCTCAATTAATTTTTTTCTCATTTCAGCAGCAGCTACTGAACCATCTATATGTAGAATTAAATGTAAGCCATTAGATTTAGATCTATAAGGCACTAATGGATATTTTCTTTTTCTAATAATTGTTATTAGCTCCTGATGCTTAATATTATATCTATCGACATCAATGACACCCCAGTTACAGGTGTTATCATCTTTAATTGGTACACTACCATAATATGAATCACCCTTTAAATGATCGATCCAATGTTGTTTAGTCATTGGAGATGGTTCTAACCAATGTTTAAACTCGGCTTTACCTTTAGAATTTTTTTTACCAGTAGGTTTTGAAACACCAAAATACGTGCTTGAACCTTGGAAGAGCTCAATGAACTCTTCCAAAGTTTTGTTCGAAACATCCATAATTAGAATGGAGTTTTTTCGACTTGTTCCTCTGTGTTATGATTCACTCTCACAGAACCTTTTTTACAACTCTCATAGAAATCGAAGGCTGCTTTTAAGACCTCCTCACTCTCTACTGCACCCACATGAGATATCTCCCAACCAAACCATGAGCCCATATTATTTTTTTCTAATACAGTGGCTAAAAGATATTTCTGAGTAAACGGAGCAGGTTTAAAAAAACCTTTACCATTTTTTCTTTGTTGCCTCAAAGACATCATCATTGAATTCCACTTTTTAGATTTTTTTCTTTGAGTAGATTTCATCGTGATAAGTGCTGTTGATGTTTTATCAGGCTCCACAACCATCACATAGTGAGATGCTGTCTCCTCGATATAATTACCATTTTGTAATCTATCTTTACCATCATCTCCTCTAGTGGTTTTAGTCATGATATCAGAGTCACTTGGATAAACATTTACAGGTGCTACTGCTCCCTTATCTCTATCTTTCCATTCAATGTACTCTAATTTGTAATAACAAGGAATTACAGTAATGCCTTTATGGCCATCATATAATTCATCTGTTACTGTGTTATAAATCATTCCTGCTTTTGCATCTGGAATGAAATTACTATCACCTTGTGTAACTTGTGGTGATAGCTGTCCCAAGACTTTTAAAAAAGGTAATGCAAGACTCTTTGAGTCTACATTGTCAAAACCTTCGTCTGCGAACTGTTCGATGTTGACTGTTTGTAAAGCGTTATTCTCCTTTACTTTTATCGTGTTCTTTATCGACATATTACTCCTTATTTATTATTTGTTATCTTTGTTTTATTTGCAATATACACACCAAACAAATCAAATGGTAATTCCTTACCAGTTTCAACTTGCTCTCTTACAAATGCTTTTAAAGTCATTGGCTCGACCTTCTGTTTTTTATTGTAGGCAAAACCAAACTTTTCACAAACACTTATAAGTTCAGAGACTTGATTATCTTGACCTCGACTAAAAGAAGTGGTCACTGTATTTTTAATCAAATCCTCATGACCTTTTGCTCTTAACCAACCAAAGGCTTCATCAACTCTAGACTCAGGTATCTTAGCTGCGTAAAATGGTTTTACTTCAACCTCAGTACCATCCTCTAATTTTAATTTAGAGACTCCTGCTTCCTGCATCATTTCTGGAATGATACGTTCTTCAAAATCTCTAGCTTTGTTTTTGAGTAAAGATAGTTTTTCTTCTTCGTCTTTGATTTGCTGTTGTAGTTTATTGAGTTGGTGACATTTATCAGATATTGATTTAATATTATCTTGATCAATGTCAATGGATGACATTTTTTCTATATCCATATAATCCTCCTAAGCCTCCATAAATTATCCTCTTGAATTTTGCAACAAGAAAATATATTTAAACACCAGATGTGGAGATACCCGTATAAAACTAAACCTTACGAACACCAACGTAATGCTTTAAATCAATCTGCTGAAAAAGTGCAATGGGCATATTTTATGGAAATGGGCACAGGAAAAACTAAGGTAACTATAGATAATATGGCATATCTATCATTTAAAGGTAAAATAAATTCTGCACTCATTATCGCTCCAAAATCTGTTTATACTGTTTGGGAGACAGAAATAGAAACGCATATGCCAAATGCAATTAAATATAAGATTTACAAATGGAATCTAGACAAACCTAAAGATTATAAAGATTTAAATAATTATGAACACCTTAGAATCTTTCTAATTAACGTTGAGGCTTTATCTACAAAGAGAGGATTTGATGGTTGTGTAGATTATTTAACTAAAAATAAATCAAACTTTGTAGTACTGGATGAATCAACCACCATAAAAAACCGATCAGCAAAACGAACAAAAAACATTTTAGGATTAAGAAAACTGTCGAATATAAGGCGAATCCTAACAGGATCGCCAATAACAAAATCTCCATTAGATTTGTTTACACAATGTCAATTCTTAAGTCCAGAACTTTTAGGTTTTTCAAGTTATTTAGCTTTTAGAAATAGATATGCAGAAATGACTGATATACCAGTCGGTTCAGGTAGATTTATATCAGTGCCAAAATATTACAAAAGACTTGAGGAACTTGAAGTTAGGCTTCAACAGTTCTCAACTAGAATACGAAAAGACCAATGTCTAGACCTGAAGCCAAAGATACGTCAGAAAAGATACATTGAACTCGAAGGCGAAAGCAAAAAAATATATGATCGCTTAAGAACTTCGGCATTGGCAATTGTTGAAGATAGTACAATATCATTTTCAAATAAACTTACAGAAATAGTAAAGTTACATCAAGTGTGTAATGGTTTTACTAAAGACGATGAGGGTAAAATGCTAAGATTACATGATTCTAAATTAAAAGCTCTACAAGAAGTGATTGAAGAAACAGATGGTAAAATTATTATATGGGCTAATTACCTATGGAACATACATGAAATTAATCATTTTTTAAAAACCAGATATGGTGAAGAAGCAGTTGTTTCTATTTTTGGAGAAGTTAGTGTACAAGATAGAAAAAATGCTGTTGAAAAAATTCAAAAAGATCCAAAAACAAGATTCCTCGTGGGTAATCCAACTACTGGTGGTTTTGGGCTTACTCTCACTGCCTGTAATACTGTCATTTATTATTCAAATAGTTATAATTTAGAGGTTAGAATGCAATCTGAAGATAGGGCTCATAGAATGGGACAGACAGGATCTGTCGTATATATTGATATATTAGCTAGAAATACTTTAGATGAGGCTATTATGAAATCCTTAATAAATAAGGGTCAAATAGCTGCTAAAACATTAGGAGAAGAAGATTTAAGATCCTGGTTGCTCTAATTTATGGTATTGTTCTAATCTTTCTAAAAATTTATCACCGTATTCCCTCAAATCCGCCTCTGAGAGCTTAAACTCCTGATATTGAAGGTCTCGGCTACACATTGCTATTACACCCTGCTCTATGGGCCCGTAATTGGCCGTATGGGCTAAATAATAGGCCCCTAGCTGTAACTTATAATCCTCAACCCACTCCTCTTTTTTGGGCTTATTTGTTTGTTTCCAGTCAATAATACTAGGTTTTCCGTATGCAACCGCTGTTAAATCACATGTTCCTGCAAATTTGTTTTGATATTCAAGGCTTATTTCATTACCCCAAACCTCATCTATTTTAATATTATCAAGTATTGTTTTAGCCATCATTCTCGGCTTTGTGCCCTCTTCCATGGCGTTAAAATAACCTTGACCTGTAAGGTAATACTCTAGCACTTGGTGCATTTCAGTCCCAATAGTAGATGCTTGTTGCATTATTCGATTAGCTTCTTTTTCGCCCACTCTTCTTCGCCAATTATCTAAAAATCTTCTATCTTTAGTTGCACTTAAAATTGTTGTAACTGATGGAACCTTAATATTATCAACTAAATATTTACGACCCGTTGTATCTGAAAATCTGTTGTAGTGTTTGTAAGTGTATTTTCTATGTAATTTCACCAGACTTTTGTAATTAATACTAATATAACTCCCGCCATACCAGTAATTAATACACCTGCTGAAGTCAACATAATTTTTTCTATTCTTGCTATGTCTGCTCTTAAGCTTTTGATGTCATCTTGAGTTTGCTTTTGCATGATTCTGCAAAGTTTTTCATGCGATTCAATTTTTTGTAATGCGTTATCCCTGGCCACGTTGTCTCCTTTGAGCTATTGCTGCACCAACTGCATCATTTGGAAACAAAGAACTAAACTGTTGTGGATCAACTTGTTGTCCAGTGGCCGGTGTTTGTGCTACTGGATTTTGTAGTTGTATATCATCTGTAATTCTTTCCTCATCAGCTTCTAAATCTCTGTTTATATCATCAGCATCTGTCTCACTTTCAGCTCTTGCAGTTGCTCTTACATAATCAACCATTTGATTATCAGTCTCAACATTACCTGAACTACCAGTAAAGTCTTGAGCAAACATTGATTCTAAAGTTTCTTTTGGAATTGTATTTTCATCAAATTTAGGTTTTGGAACCTCAAAAGGCATTCCTAATAATTCTTCTTGTATTCTTACAGGATCAACAGTTTTAGGATTTACTCTAGGTGTATCCTCATCTTCATCTGCAAAATAATTTATTAGTCTTGCAAAGGCTTCTCTCTTTTGAGTTAAACCTAAAGCTGTAAGAGGTTTAGCATTATAACTTCTACCAACTCTTTGACCTAAAATTTTTTCACCTTTAACCATTTTTAACATTTCATCTGCTCCTAATGCATCGTTTAAATATCTTAAACCTACTGGATCTGTTAATATTCTACCTGCTTTACGTGCTAATAATAAAAAGATTGCAGGTGCAAATGGGTTAACCGCTGCCATACCACCACCAATTACAACTCCAGATAATACACCTCTACCACCAGATAACGTAAATCTTCTTTGTAAAAATGTTGAAGTGTCTGAAATAGAAATATCAGATATGGCTTTCATATAATCTGTAAATTTATAAAACTCTTCTACATTGCCTTTACCTAACATCTCAGCCATTTTTTTTCTACCGTTAGCTTCTGTAGCCTTACCTATTCCTAAATCTGTCATAAATTTATTTATATCAAATGATGCAAAGTCTTTTGGACTAAATCTTATTTTAGAAACATCAAACACTCCATTTCCTAATTTAACATCCTCAATACTAAAACCTCTTTCTGCAAGCAATCTATCAGTGCCTATCTCTTCTACAGCTTCTGTAAAATATTTATTTTGTGATTTAAAACCCACATCTTTAGCTAACTCAGTAAAAATTGATTTAGCTTGTGGGGAGTCCGCAGTTTTAAAAGCACTCAAAAATGTATTAGCTAAATAATTTGCTTTAGTTGCTTCATATAAAAGTTTACCATTAGCTGTAGCATTTTTACCCTCTGCACCAATCATTTTTTTAAATGCTATTAAGGCTTCTGGAGAGTTTGATGCAAATACATTTCGTGAAATGACATCAAAAACTTGATCTCTTGGTAATGCTTCTTTACCTAAAACACCATTTACTCCTTTTTGTGTGAATAAATTAGAGTCAAACCTTTTTAAAATTTTTGGAACTGATCCTTTTTGATAAAAACCCATGGTGGCAGAAAACACAGCATTTGCTTTTTTTAATTTATCATAAAGTTGAGTTCCCATGCTATACTTATAAGCTAAATCAGCTTCTGCTAATTCTTTACCTGAAGACTCAACTATATCATCGTATGTTCTTGAAATTACCTGATCTCCTTTTAAAAACCCTTTGCCTAGTTTTTCTCCAAATGCATTTAAATCATGTTCTAGATACTGTCTTATTTGCCAAACGGAACCAACTGGTAACTCCTTTTGCGTATCTGTAATAGCTTTGTTTACCATTTTCATGACTCCAGAATATTCTAATGGAGTTATTTTACTATCACCAATTGCATTTAACATTTTGACAGCTAAATTAAGAGGATCGCCATCCTCTTTAAGATATTTATCTATCGCTTTTACATCAATATCACCAATACCAGCTTTAAAGTTTGGTATATCTGGAAACATAGCTTTATTTGCATCGGCTAATTCTTTTACATAAGCAGCGGTTTTATCTAAAGATATTAATCTAGGATTACCTGCCTCTTTGGCAAATCTTTCAAAAGCTTGATACTGAGCTCCTATTAAAGAAGCATTTTCTTTAAACACTTTACTCGCTTGATTAAATATTGAAGACGATAAAGCAGAAGTATGCATTAAAGGTGCGTATCTAACTAAGCCATCTAAATATTGTTTACCTGCTTCTTGTTCAGCTACTTGTAACGCTTCCCTTCCTATTCCTGAAACAAATGGAAATACACCAACAGTTTTAAAATAATTTCTACCTAAATCAGAGAAAACTCCATCTTCTATACCCGTCATTAAGGGTAATGGTAAACCTTTATCTCTAGTATATTCTGCTAACCTCGCAGCTTTATCAGATTTTGCACCAAACAATTTTGCAGTAAGTTTTCCTAAAGGACCAAATAAAAATGGTGTCAAAGCTGCTGCTCCTGCATTAAACATAGCTGCATCTTTTGTGGCTCTTGCTGCGTTTGCTAATATATCTTGATCTATTTCTCTATCTGGTAAATCTCTAAACTCATCTGTTATTGCACTGGCTATGTTAACACCAATTTGTTCATTTAACATGTCATAGGTTATTGAACCTGTTCCTGCACCCACAGTACCACCAAGCACTGAATACAATTCAGCTCTACCTGCTGGACTAGCTAAAACTTTTGAGGGCACATCAGCAGCTCTAGCTGCTAGTTTTAAAGCACCACCTAATAATTTAAATCTTCCAGGTAATCTATCTGCTACTTTAATTGCAGATTGTAAAAACTTTCCTGGGCCTTTCTGCCATAGATTACCAGAGACAGCTGCACCATATATTTTTTTTCTCATTGCAACATATGGAGCTATTGATCCAGATAAATCTCCTGCAAGTTCAGCTGTTGGTCTACCTTTAAAAAAACTATCCTCAGCTTCTAAAGCCTCACCTATTGGATCAGCATAAAACTCATCTCTTCTCGCTATTTCCTCAGCAGCTACACCTCTTTGTCTAATAATTTCATCTGTTGTTGGACCTTTAAGTTCTCCTCTTCTAATTAATTCATCAATAATTTGTCTTTGTTTTCTATTTAATTTTGATGGATCAAATGATTTATCATCTAATCTTTTTTGTAAATCTTCTTTAGTAGCCATTAAATACCCTCTAATTGTTTAAATAAATCTTCTGTTTCTGTTTCTGCGAAAGGATTTTCTAGTCCAGGCACAGCCATTTGTTGTTCACCTGTTATTAAGCCATATTTTCTTCTGTATTGATTAACTGTGTGTGTATCACCCAAATATATATCTTGATAATCATTTTCCAGTCTTCTTATATCTGATAATATTGTTTCATTGACTGCTCTTAAAGATTTAGCAACTGTTCTTTGACCTCTTAATAATGGGAAAACATTAACTAGTTCTTTCGCCATTTGAATGTCTTTTTGTGTTAACCTATCTTTTGATTTTAATGAGTTTGCTAATGCATAAACCATGACAGTTTCATTAATTGCTAATCTCTCAAGGTTTGCACTGTCGGTTTGATCCGCAAATGTTCCTAATTGTTTTTCTATTTTATCTTTTAATGATGATGTAGAACCAAATTGTTTATCTAAAAGTTTATCAGCTGCTTCTAAATCTTCAGCTTCACCTGAGTTTACAAGTCCTTGAGCTAATTTAGATCTTAAATCAGATGCAGTTCTTTCAGCATCTTCTATACTACTTATGTTAAATCCAAAATCACTCAAAGCATCTCCAAGACGTGTTGTAAATAAATTAAATCGTCCTGCTGGACCAGCAAATTTTTTATCGTCTCTCATTGCTTGTTCAATAATATTTATGGTATTTGTTCCAAGTTGATAAGCTTTATATTTAGCAGATAAATCTCTTAAAGTTTCCATTTGACCTTTTTCTGCACCTTTTTGTGTTCTAAACGAAATGTATTGATCTGGAGTAACTGTTACAAAAACTTGTCTACCAAAATCATCAACTTGTCCAGGAAACGCTATTTGAACCGTGCTATCTTTTAATTGTCTTGCAGTGACGTTCATTGGATTTCCATTTCTGTCTAACATTCTTACAACACCTGCTGTAGCATCAGGATAATCTGGTGCTTCAATAGTAGCATTTTTTGCTTTTAATTCATCAAAAGCAATTTCTAAAGCGTCCGCCATAAATTCATTTTCTAATTCATTTTCTTTTAATTTAATTGTTGCATAATTATTTACTGCTGGGCCTAATGCTTGACCAAATACTTCTAAAGCTCCTCCTAAACCAGATTTTGTTGTTGTACCAGTTAACAAACCACTAGCTAAATTTGCTAAAAACACCGTCTTAGCTTGTGAACCTTGGCCAGCCATTAATTCATCTCTTATTTGTCTTGCTCTTACAATGACATCACTAGTGACCTCTGATCCATCACCAGATTTAATTTTACCAGCTTGTGCATTATCTGTTTGATCTTTAACTAATTGTTTATTAGCTTGTTCAGAGGTTGTAGCACCGACAGTATCAGTTTTTTTCTCTTCTTCTTTTTTTGCAGTTTTAATTTCAGTTGGTGATTTTGGTGGTTCTATTTTCATTTCATCAATCGCTAAGTCACCTTCATCGACATTGTTTTTAATTACTTTATCTATATCTACAGTGCCTTTAGCAATTTTAGATTCATTTTCTGGCTCAGTTAATCTGTCTACATTTAATCTACCACCACCTTTTTTACCTTTTGTTGATACTTGCTGTCTAACTTTTGTAGCAGGACTTACAAATTTTACTTTATCTGCGTCAGCTCCAAATAATTCTTGATCTGTTACACCCCCGTCAAAATAATTAAATGCTTTATTTCTTTGTTCTATTTCAAACCTTTTTCTTTCTTCAGGAGACATTTTTTTGATTCTCTCAAGTTCTTTTCTACCTGCTGCTATTCTGTTTTGTATTAAAGCTCCTGTTCCAAATAATACTGCTTGAGGTCCTATACCCATGCTACCAAGGGCTGCTGCACCTGGAAGTCTAGTAGCTGCTGCACCACCTAATGTTGATAAACCTAATTTTACAGACTCTGGTAAATTACCTTCTGGATCTGATTTATCCAAAGCTCCGTAAGTTACACCTGAACCTAGTAAAAAGGGTAAACCGAATGCACCTCTAACACCTCGACCAACTGTGTTAAAAAATCTTCTAGTCATACTTAGAGGTTTTGGTTGTTGCACATTAATCATTGGAAATCTTTGAGGACCAGTGCTTACGTCCATTGTAGGCCCCACCATAGTTCCTAATTGTGCACGTATTGGTGTAAGATAACCTTTCTTTAGGGCTTTTTGCCTAAACAATGGTCTATTTAAAACTTTGTTTAATGACATTTACCCTCCTACTTTGTATTTTGGAACGCTGTGAATGCTCCTATCCCTGTACCTACCGCTTGAGCTAAAGGACTTGTTGTTGGTGCCGTACCCATGGTTACACCTGATTGTGTTTTAGGACCAGCAGCATATAAGTTTGCTAAAAATTCTGCTCTTTGGAATGGTTCAAATTGTTGTTGTAATGTAGATTGTCTTTGTGCATCTAATACTTGCTGAGCTAATTGTCTTTGTACACCACCTGCTGCCATCAATTGATTAATATCTTGTTGACCCATTTGTTGTTGAAGTTGTCCTGCTCCTAACAATTGTTGACCAACAGCAGCTTGTGTTCTTTGTTGATTTTGTGCAGCTTGTAATGCAGTGCCAAATCCTTGTTGTCTTGCTCTTCCAATATTTTCTAATGTTCTTGATTGCAGTTCAGCTTGTTGCACACCTTCTCTGCCGCCTCCAAATGCACCAGATTGCACAGCCTGTCCTGCAAGTTGATTTTGCATTTGTTGTCCTTGTCTTAAAATTTCACCTGTAACAAATTGATCAAAAGGATTAAAAAATTGTTGTATGTTAGGAGCTGCTGCCGCTGCTTGTAATTGTGCAATTCCTTGAGCCGTTGTCCCTGCTCCAACACCAGTTTGTCCCGCTAATCTTGTAGCTTGTTGTTCTAATTGTGATAGTGGTGCTACTTGTATTGAAGGTAGATTGATAGGTTTTTGAGCGACCTGTCTCGCTATATCCATCAATTCTATTTTACGTTCTTCTATACCAGGAGCCTCACGAACT